TTATCGAAGAGTGGCTTAGGTCTCCGCAAACATCTCTCTACTACAGCCTTCAGGTTATGGGAGACACACAAGATAAGTCGGATGCTTATGCTGCGTTAGATACAGAAGAAGTTGAGGATTATCTTGCGTCACTTTTAAATGAACCACAATGTGATTGTCAAGAATGAACCCCTATGAAAAATTACTAGCGCGTAAGCGCAAATGGACACCAGTCCAAACAGAAGCTGGCGCTGTATATGAAGGTGCAGAAGAAACAATCTTCCGTGCCTTAGCACTACGCCACATGGAACTACCCGTTGGAGACTTTATTACTGATGCTTTGGCCACTGAAGTACCGCCACTCGCCAGAGAGTTACTCATCTCAAATGTACGGGATGAAGAGAACCACGACGTGGCACTCGGTTACATCGCCAATGCTTATGGCGTTGACGTACAAGCTGAAAAAGAAGCCTTGGCGTTACAACAGGCTTGGATTGCGCATCCTGATCACACGATCACCAAAGCGATGGTTGCCGAACGTGCGATTTTCTTTGTATTACTCCCGTTCTTTAGAGCTGTTGGTGACAGTGGTATGCGAACAGTCTCTGCGGACATTAGTCGAGATGAACAAATTCACGTCGCCTGTAATTCCTTAGTCTGCAAAGAAATGGGATTGGATATATCTCCAAGCCTAGACAAATTGCGTAAAGCAACTATCAATTGGGTAATGCAACCACTTGCATACAACAATCCCGATAGAAAATTGTCGAAAAAATTTTGGCTCAATCAAAGCGACAACCTGATGTATCAGGGTAAAGCACCTGAGCTTTCATTCACCAAGGCAGCACGTATGCCTGCATTCTTTGAGCACAGTAATGTCAACCTCCCTCAGTATGCTTGAGACCGTGGGCATGCAAGCCCGTGGTTTAGTAGCAATGTTAGAAGAAAACTTCCCGCCAGTTAATTCTTCTCCAGAAGATTCAATCGAAAAGATTATGTACAGATCTGGACAACGCAGTGTCGTTGAATGGATTATTCAATACATGGAAGAAAATTAAATGAGTAGTATTTTTGACAGATTTTCTACAGTATGGAACGACGGTCAACGTGGCTTTGGCAAAGAGTCGTACAACGCCGCCAAACGGTTTGGCATTTCAAACCGAGAACTATCTAATGCTTTAACAGGCTTTAGGATTGGTAAAATTGCCCAAGACAATATCAGTAGTGGCATGAATACTGGTGATGTTTTCTCTAAGTATGCCACTATCTGGGATGACAATCAATTAGGTTTTGGAAGAGAAGGATATGATGCTGCACGGGCAGCTGGTCTATCTAATAAAGATATTCAGAGTGGAATCGGTGGAAACCGTATTGGAAAAAGAGCTTTAGAAAACATCAATTCTGGAATAAAGAGAACTCAGGAAAATGAGGCTCTACGTACTTCTCTGACTCAAAAATTTGACAATCAGATGTCAGCTCTTCAAGCGCAAATGGCACAGCAACAGCAAGAATATCAATCAAATCTTGATCAGATGAAGAGCACATTGAATGCAACTATGAATCCAAATACAAGAGAAAGTGTACTTGGCGTTAGAGGTGCAGGAAACGACAGTTCAAATACAGCAAAATTAAATCGTCAAGGAATGAAAGGTTCCTTTGCACGAACAGGATTGAGAATTAAGTCCCTTAACATTTAGATAAATGTCAGCAAGAACAAGGTATGACTATTTAGCAAGCGACCGTTCCCAGTTCCTAGAAGAAGCACGGCAAGCATCAGAGCTTACCCTTCCATACTTAGTACGAGGACATGAAGAACACATGTCCGGTATGAAGCAACTTAAAACTCCTTACCAATCAGTAGGAGCCAAAGGTGCAGTGACCTTAGCAAGTAAATTGATGCTTGCATTACTACCTGTACAAACAAGTTTCTTCAAACTACAACTAGACGAAAGCCAACTCGGTGAGGAGTTTCCTCCAGAGATGAAGTCTGAACTTGATCTATCTTTTGCAAAGGTAGAACGAATCATTCTTGAATCTATCTCTGCATCTGATGATCGTGTTGCTGTACACCAAGCATTACTACATCTTGTAGTTGCTGGTAACGCTCTAGTTTATATGAGTAAGCATGGACTAAAGGTATATCCTCTGAACCGCTACGTAGTGGAAAGGGATGGCAACGGTCAAGTGATTGAAATAGTTACAAAGGAACGTATTGCAAAACAACTCATCGAGAATCAATTGCCAAAGGAGGTTTTAGATAACGCTCCAACAGGTGATGAGAATTCATATGATGATGATGTTGATGTTTATACGCACATCAAACGCGACAACAATAGATTCGTCTGGCACCAGGAGGTGCATGACACAGTACTAAAAGAATCAAATGGTAAGGCACCAGTTGATATCAATCCCTGGATTCCATTACGCTTCAATACTGTCGATGGTGAAGGCTACGGACGTGGCAGAGTAGGTCAATTTATTGGTGACCTTAAGTCACTAGAAGGACTCTCTCAGGCACTGGTAGAAGGCTCTGCAGCAGCAGCTAAAGTTGTCTTTACTGTGTCACCATCAAGTACAACTAAACCATCCACACTGGCACAAGCAGGTAACGGAGCAATCATTCAGGGACGACCTGATGACATCGGAGTCATTCAAGTTGGTAAGACAGCTGACTTCAGGACTGCATATGAAATGGCAGGCACTCTCGAACGACGCCTTAGTGAAGCATTCCTTGTCTTAAACATTAGACAGTCGGAACGTACCACGGCGGAGGAAGTCAGAATGACTCAGTTTGAATTGGAGAGTCAACTCGGCGGATTGTTCAGCCTACTTACTGTTGACTTCTTGGTTCCCTATCTCAATAGGAAACTGGCTGATGCACAGAAGAAAGGAGAGATCCCCAAGATTCCCAAGAACATTGTCAAGCCAACTATTGTTGCTGGCATCAATGCCTTAGGACGAGGACAAGATAGGGAAAGCCTCGGACAATTCCTAACTGTCCTTGCTCAAACGCTTGGACCTGAAGCTATCAACACCTTCATCAATACAGATGAGGTAATCAAGCGTCTTGCTGCAGCACAAGGTATCGATGTATTGAACCTTGTACGTTCTATGCAAGAAGTACAGCAAGAAGCTGCAGCTGCTCAGCAACAGCAAATGGCTATGCAGCAACAGCAACTTGATATTGAAGCAATGAAGACTCCTGTTATGGATCCATCTAAGAATGGTGAAGTAGCAATGATGGAACAACAAGCACAACAACAACCACCAGTTTAATAAACATATATGGCAGAAGTAATGTCAATGATCTCTGATGAGAATCAGGGAGAACTAACTGCAGACGAACAAGAATCTCTAGCTATTGGCGAAGAGATGCAGGAAGCGCAAGATCAAAGACTTGCGGGTAAATATAAAAATGCAGAAGAACTGGAAGCTGCATATCTAGAACTACAAAAGAAGCTAGGTAGTCCAGACAGAGAAGAGCCTAAAGAGGAGACACAAGAAGAACCAACAGAAGAGGTTGAGGAAAGTCCTCCAGACTCTTCGTTGTTTGATCGCCTCTGGGAAGAATCCAGTGGTGACTTCTCTGAAGAAACTCTGAAGGAACTTTCTTCATCTAAGCCAGAGGATCTGGCAAAGATGTATTTGGATTACCGTAGCAAAAATACCAAAGTAATTACAGAAGATACTGCAAACAAATTGGTTGAATCAGTTGGCGGAAAACAGAACTATGCAGACATGCTGCAGTGGGCTGGTCAAACTATGAATGAATCAGAGATTGCAATGTACGATTCTGTGATGGATTCTGGTGATCCAAATGCTGCCTTCTTTGCAATGCAAGCACTGTCGTATAAATACAATGATGCGAATGGTGTAGAAGGCAAACTCCTGCAAGGTAAAGCGGCAGGGGAAACAACTAAAGGATTCAAGAGTCAGGCAGAAGTGGTATCAGCTATGCAAGATCCACGATATGACCGTGACCCTGCTTATCGCCAAGAGGTGATGGCAAAGCTTGAGAACTCAAACGTAAATTTCTAAACAAAAACTCTTAACATTACAATGAAAAAAATTATCGCAATTCTCTCAGTCGCTGCATTGGGAGCACCCGCCATTGCTGGTCCCTATGTGAATGTCGAAGCCAACTCAGGCTGGTCAGGTACTGACTACGGCGGCACTGTGATTGACAACCACGTAGGTTATGAAGGTAATAGCTGGTATATCCAAGGTGGTCCTTCTATCGTTTCTCCTGATGGTGGCGACAGCACTGTTGAACTGTCTGGTAAGGCAGGTGGTTCTGTACCCCTGAGTGAAAAGCTTGGTGCCTACGGTGAAGTTTCCTTCATCACTGGTGATGGCAACAATGGCTATGGAACAAAGCTGGGTGTTAAGTACAGCTTCTGATGAACGACACACAAATCTGGCCCACCGAACCTCGCATGTACACACAAGAAGTAACCGTGACACACAACGAAAAAGCTGAAATGCTCAATGGACGCCTTGCAATGCTTGGTGTTATTGCAGCTATTGGATCTTATGTAACAACTGGACAACTAATCCCT